ATTTCTTTTTTAATTCTTCTATAATTAATCTTAGCCTTAAATGCGTGTTAATTGCTTTTTTCATAGTCTCTTTCTTTAATCATTTCTAAATAATGTATTGCCTTGTCTATGTCTTGTTCTTTCCCTTTCGCTGCATGTCTGCATATATACTTTATAGCCGACCCTTCCGCAAAAGGCAACCTGTTCTTGTTTATGAACTCACTCGGCTGAATCTTCATATCTTTATAATGAGATCCTCCAACTTGTTTTTTGTATGCACTCATATTATAAACTCCTTTCGTTTGTTATTACATTTTACTAGATATAAATTTTGTATCGTTCTTGTTACACCTACATACCAAACACGGTACTCTTCATCTTGTTTATAAACAGACTTCTTAGATGCTTTCATAGTGTTTGTAGTTTGGTTTAAAAACAACACTACATTAGTAGCCTCACCGCCTTTTGCACTATGAATTGTTGATACTGTTATTCTAGGGTCTTTATTTATTTTTTCTCCATTAGATAACATTACTCTAAGATAATCTATTTTTGCAGACGCAACGTTTGTAAATGCATCATACCATTCTAAATCTAAATTAGGTTTACCTTTAATTTTTTCTAATAATCTTTGTTCTTGTATTTCTGGTATGGTTTCACCTTTTCTCATTTTATCCCAATTTAATTTATCTTCATATAGATTCTTTGCTATACTATTGCCATCAACTGTTTTAAAAAATAACCCTTTGTTTTTGAGAATAGAGGATATAGGTTTTAATAAAGGATTTGTTCTAGCTAATATTAACCAAGTTCCCTTAATCATATCAATATCGCATAGATTAATAACTTCGAATATCTCTCCTTTTTCTTTTTTAGGTTTGTATGTTTTTTCTAATCTATTGTCCTGCACCCTATTTATTATAGATAAAGCTATTTCTTGAATTTGACTAGGAACTCTTTCTGATTGTTGTAAAGGTATTTCATTTGCCTCCCAATCTATAAAAGAATCTACATCAGCTCCTGCCCAACCAAAGATCGCTTGGTCATCATCACCTGCAACCCATATATCTGCACTGTTTTCTTTCTCTATTTTGTTTAATACATCCCATTGTATTATAGATAGGTCTTGAGCTTCATCTACAAAAACAACATCTAATTTATTACTAATACTTCCTTTTTCTAAAAATTTATCTAACATATCTGTAAAATCTATTAGACCATATGTTTTTTTATAATTTTTAATTTCTATGTCTATTGCCTCTAATTTATTTCTTTCGACTTTACTAAGATGTTCATTTAAATCTAATTGTTCTAAAGAGCTTATTCTTTTTACTCTAGCTAGGTTAATTAAATTAAGATACTCACTATCAGATGAGAATATACCGTTGAATGTGTTTGTTTCATATGATGCATAATTTATTTGTATACCACATGTTTCTCCAATGGTTTTGTAATTAAGTTCATTCATAACGTTTTCTTCTTTAAGACCTAAGTTATTAAAAGCTAATGAATGTAATGTTCTAAAATATTCTATGTCTTTCTTTTCTAGATTTGGTTTTTGTTTTAAAAATCTATTTCTAGCTTCTTCTGCTGCTCTACGAGTAAAAGCAAAATAACCAATACGATTTAATGGTACACCTTTTTTTAAATATTTCTCTACTTGGTTTAAAAGTTTTCTTGTTTTCCCTGTACCTGGTGGTCCTACAACTTTATATCTCATTAGTAATTAGACCCTTTTCTTTCAACAGGTTTATATTCTATCTTATCAATGTGTAATTGTTTTAGTTTACAAACTTTCTCTACCTTGCCATCTACTTTAAGTGAATAATTAAATTCTACTTTAAATCTTTCTTTTAGTTTTTGACCTATCTTTTCTTTTGATATCTTCCAATCATTACCAAGGTGTGTAAGAAACGATTGATATTTAAAAAAATGAAAACCTTCTTCAGTAAGACAAGAACCTAATCTAATTTGTATTCTTTCTCTTGCTTGTGGACCGTTAACACAATACTGAAATAGTTCTTGTGATAAAATATCATCTGTACTTGTACCCTCAGGTGGTGTAATATTTTGACAATTTTTTCTCCATTCGTTTAACTTTGCTCTCCAATCTTTTTGTTTTATAGGTTCAAAGTATATTCCTGTCTGTTCCCATATTAAATTCAATACTTCTTTCTGAGTTGTCATTAATTTAAGATTAGATATAATTACTGCTATCTTATCATCGTTAGGCATAACCACATTAAATCTATATTCAGGTTGCTCATATTTTATTATTTCAAAATCAGTTATGTCTGGAAAAACATTTATACTGTCTGACTTAACACCAAAAGGTTTTGAGTAACAAAGACTACGCATACATTTATCTTTGATAGGTTCTTCATAACAAGTATGACCTGCTGTTTCTTTATCCCAAGCTTTTAATTTTTGATCTAGTTTAGATTTATCCCAAGGATATTCTAAATAAGCATAGTTTGCTTTTGATACAAAATCTTGCCACTTATCTTTGTATTTTTTCTTTGCAAAGACCATATAATTATACATAAACCTATCTCTGCCATCATCTAATTTTGTTTTAGAACATAAAGCTAAACAAGGTGGACCATCAGAAAATTCAGGGTCAGTTCCTAATAATATATTTTTATGTGTGTCTTCTACTAAAGTATTTAATTTTTCTCTTGTTGTCTTCGATTGATTAGCTAATTGTATAAACTGCTCTAAAGATAGTTTATTATTATCTTTATCAACTGCGTATCTATGTGTTTGTCCATTATTATAGTAAGGTAAGTTAATAAAATTACCTGGCTTAATGTTTCCTTTATCGTCTTCCTTTAGCTCTTTCTGTTTTGGAAAAATTTCTGTGGTAGGTTTTAATCCTAGTGGTAGCAGAAAAGATTTTAATCCTTCAATTAAATCTGATGTAGGTATATATTCCTCCATAAATATATAACAATGAAGACCACCACTTTTAGAAAGCATAGGTATCAAAGGTAATTTATATTGTTGAAATAAAGCGAGGTAGTTTTGTATATTAAAATCTTTATAATTCTTTGGATCAATATCAATACAACCAAATCTTGCTGTGCCGTCAATAGTACAAGGTTGTATGCCTATTGATATGTTTCCTGCTATGTGATTTTTGTAGTCTTCTTCTGTGACTGGTCTGCCTGACCATTCATAATCTGGTTTTAATTTGTTTCTTTCGGAGTCCAGCTTTGCAGTGGACATATCAGCGATACCAAAATCTCCACCATAGCCAGTAAATAATTCTATAAACTCTTTAAACATAATGATCCCTTTTTATGGGCGGCTTCAGTCTCCCTATGACCGCCCACATCTCTCTTTCGAGAAACTAATAGTTTGATTTATTTTCCTCTGAAACTGTGGCAGTTTTTTGCTGCGAGTTTTTTAAAGAACTGTGAAAATCACGGGCCATTTGGTATATCCCAGCATTGTCTACTTTTCTTAACATAGATATATTATAACCATGCCAAGTAAAGCTGCCTGAGTTTTCTACAGAATTTAATTTATAAATTCTTGAAAACACTGGTGCTGGTACAGACTTACTAGTTTTTGGATTGATCTCAAATTGATCTTCCATCAATGAGTTCCATCCTCTACTAACTTTTAACTGAGTAGACTTCATCGTCATCAAAGCTTTCTCAGGTCTCTCACCATTGATAATAACAAAATGATTTGCTGTTTTGATAATCTCGTTACCATTCTTTAACAAATCTTTGTTTCTATCGTTTTGTGTAGTTTCTGCCATAACGCCAGGACCCCTATCATTACTGATTGGTCTACCTTCTTTTCTCTCAAAAGGTGCCCATTCAGGGTATGTCATTTTGTAGAATACAGGAATTACTTCAATTCCCTTCTCACCATTATACAGTTTCTTTGTAACTGTATTATAAAACATACCTGCTTCTGCTCCCTCTACATATTTAGCATGTTTCTTTTTTGTTTCATCTGAACCACTTTGTAGTAATTTCAGAAAAGGTAATGCTAGATCACTCTTGTCAATGTTTTCCAAACCCATTCCTGAGTCTGCAACAAAGTCTAGAGTTGCTAACGAACCACTTTTTTTTGCTGTCACGTCTCTTGCTTCTTCACTCATGTTATTTGCTCCTTGTTATTTTTGTTTTGTTTCCCTTAAACAGGTTAAAATGTTCAGAAGGCAGTTCTTGTTTATTTTCAGAACGCTCTCTAAACAATGCTTTAAGAGTCATAGGCTCGACTTTCAACTTTTGAGTTGGTTCGAACCCACGCCCTTTTGCAAGGTCTGCGTAATCGCTCGCCTTGTTGTCTTCGCCACGGCCAAAGGAAACGGTTATCTCATTTTTAATAAGATCACCTAAGCCATGCTCTCGAAGCCAGTTATAAGCGCCTTCCTTCTTATCAACAGGAATGGTTGCGCCATATATTTCTTTAATTTCAATTGCAGAACCATCAGTCAACTTCATAGTTTTCATTTTCAAAGCTTCCATTATCTCAGGAATAGCAACTTGTGATAGTTTGTCTGCTTTTTCTTTTGTAGATTTTAATCTATCTTCTTTTTCTTTAATCTCATCTTCAAGTTTTTGTAACTCTAAGACAAGAGCAGATAAATCTTCTACACCTTTTAGATTGTCCAAGTCTTGAGGGGCATCCTCAACGAACATGTTTTGTAAGTTATCACTCATTTATTTCTCCTCTTTCATATAGGTTTATTTTTATTG